AGACCGTGGCGCGGAATTGTTGACGTCGTATCTGGCGGCTTTCCATGCCAAGACATCAGCGCCGCAGGAAAGGGCGCAGGAATCGACGGAGCCAGATCCGGAATGTGGGGCCACATGGCGCGGGTGGTTGGCGAAGTACGACCCAGATACGTATTTGTGGAGAACAGCCCAATGCTCGTTACTAGAGGACTTGAACGAGTCCTTGGCAACCTTACCGCGCTCGGGTATGACACGAAATGGACTGTTATGGGAGCTGCCGATGTTGGAGCAAACCATCAAAGGGACAGAATCTGGATTGTGGGAAACCAAATGGCCCACGCCAGTCACATCAGATGCGAGCGGAGCGGGAAGAGTTGGCCCACGCAAAGGTGGGAACATAAGCAGCTTGAAAGATTACTTAAGCAAGTGGCACAGACTGGCATACCCGCCGGTAAACATAACCGAATACATGATGGGGTGGCCGCTCGGGTGGACAGACTTAAAGCCATTGGCAACGGACAAGTACCAGCAGTGGCAGCAACAGCATGGAGGCTTCTAAATGATCCTTCGTGACTATCAACAACGCGCCATCGACGATCTATACCGCTGGTTTGAGGCATACGAGTCGGGCAACCCATGTCTGGTACTGCCCACTGGCTCAGGCAAGAGTCACATCATTGCGGCGATCTGCAAGCAGGCCGTGACTACCTGGCCTGAGACACGCATCTTGATGCTGACCCACGTTAAGGAGTTGATTGAGCAAAATGCCGAAAAGATGCGCCAGCACTGGCCGGACGCCCCGCTGGGCATCTATAGCGCTGGCATGGGCGTCAAAAAAATGGATCAAATCACGTTTGCCAGTATCCAGTCGGTGCGTTATTTGGCCGACCAGATTGGCTACATTGATATCGTCTTGATCGACGAGTGCCATACCGTATCGCACAAGCAAGAAGGCGGCTACCGTTGGCTCCTGAGCGATCTTAAAAAGATCAACCCATACTTGCGCGTTGTAGGGCTAACCGCGACGCCTTATCGCTTGGGGCATGGGTTGATCATTGAGGAGCCAGCCCTGTTCTCGGCGTTGATTGAGCCGGTGAGCATTGAGGAGCTGGTGTTCAAGAAGCACCTTGCCCCGCTGCGCTCAAAAGTAACCCAGTTCAAATTGGACGTTAAAGGCGTAGGCAAGAGCGGTGGCGAGTACATTGAAAGCCAGTTGCAGAAAGCGGTTAACAGCAAAAGCCAAAACCTGCGCGTGGTGCGCGAGGTCATAGCATGGGCCGAGGATCGCAAGGCGTGGTTATTTTTCTGCGCCGGGGTTGACCATGCTATCGCCATCCGTGACGTATTGCGCGACGAGGGTATTGCCGCCGAATGTATCCTTGGGGAGACACCCAAGCAGGAGCGCGAGCAGATCATTGCCGACTACAAAGCAGGCAAGATTAAGGCGCTAACAAATGCCAACGTCCTGACCACTGGGTTTGACTATCCAAACATTGACTTAATTGCGATGTTGCGCCCAACCATGTCACCGGGCTTGTACGTACAAATGGCGGGTCGAGGAATGCGTCCCAAGGAGCATACCGATCACTGCATGGTGCTGGACTTTGCTGGCGTGGTTGAGGCGCATGGGCCGATCACTGCGGTGCAACCGCCCAAGAAGCCCGGTGAAGGCACCGGAGAAGCCCCAAGCAAACCTTGCCCAGAGTGCAACGAGATTTGCCATTTATCGGTGCGCGAATGCCCTTCCTGCGGGTTTCAGTTTCCGGCCCCGGCGCAAAAGAAATTGCAACTGCGCGACATTGACATCATGGGCGAGAAGGGCAAAGAGATGGCTGTCACTGGCTGGACTTGGCGGCGGCACATTGGGCACAACAGCGGCAAACTTATGATCTCAACGACATATTACGGTGCATTGTCTGACCAACCGGTGACTGAGTATTTTCCGGTGCTGCACGAGGGCTATGCCGGTGAGAAAGCCATCGGCCAGATATACAAGATCGCCCAACAAAATCACGTTAGCCTGGCTAAAGTGACTGATCTTGACCCGGAGAATGGGCTTGATTACATCGTGATCCAAATGAACTTAGGGAAACCCCCAACTAGCATTGAGATCAAGCGCGATGGAAAATTTAACCGAGTGATCAAAAGGATGTGGCGATGACCGACCCGTTCAAAATTAACGGCCCAACTTGCATTTCATTCTCTGGCGGCAGAACCTCTGCCTACATGCTTTACCGCACATTGGAAGCCAATCAGGGACTTCCTGATGAAGCTAAAGTGTGCTTTCAAAACACTGGAAAAGAACGGGAAGAAACACTCAAGTTTGTGAACGAATGTTCTATAAGATGGGGCGTAGAAATAGATTGGCTAGAGTTTAGAGATTCTGATACCAAGTTTCAAAAGGTTACGTTTGAGACTGCTAGCAGAAACGGCGAGCCATTTGAAGCGATCATTCGTAAGCGCAAATACCTTCCAAACCCATTAGTTAGGTTCTGCACGGTAGAGCTAAAAATAAAGACTTGCGACAGGTTCCTCAAGTCAATCGGTTGGGACGAATGGGAAAACTGGATCGGCATCAGGGCAGACGAGCAGCGTAGGCTCGCCAAAATCAAGAACCAAGATCAAGGGAAAGGCATAACCAAGTACGCTCCTTGCGGCATTGCAGGCGTCACTAAGCATGACGTAGCCAAGTTCTGGCGTGAGCAGCCTTTTGATCTTGAGTTGGTCAACATCAATGGTGAAACCCCTTGGGGCAACTGCGATTTGTGCTTTCTCAAGAACACCAGCAAGGTCATGAGTCTGATATCTAGAGAGCCAGAACGCGCACTTTGGTGGGCCAAAATGGAAACTATCGCCACACCAAGCAAACCAACTGGATTCTATTTTCGTACAGACCGTCCGTCATATCAATCAATGATGGATTCAGCAAAGAATCAAATTGATATGTTTGACGATGCAGGAGAGGATATTTCTTGCTTTTGCGGGGATTAAAAATGACTGAACACGAGGAGCAACGCAACTTTGTGAAGTGGTTCCGTCAGACCTACACCGGCGTGCGTATTTTTGCCATTCCCAACGGCGGCGCTAGATCGGCGTCTGTGGCGATGAAATTGAAGGTTGAGGGTGCGAGTGCTGGCGTGCCTGATCTCTTTATACCGGCGACGCTAACGTGGATCGAGATGAAACGTAAGACAGGAGGGGTGTTATCGAAAGAACAAAAAGATTGGATTGAATACTTGAGAGGATGTGGGCACAAAGTCATTGTCGCCAAAGGGTGCGATGACGCAATCAAACAACTTGAAGGATTGCCATGTTAAGAAAAAGAGATGAGGTTCCGTCTTGTTTTGAAAGTCGGGAGCAGTTCAAACTATGGGTTGCTGCGGCCAGATCGCAGCACCCAACGCCGGGGCATGAGTGGTGCGAAGATTGCACCAAGTCATACCAAGACAAGATGATTTGGGAAGGTCGCTGCGCTTACCCCGGCACCATCTTTATCAAAATGTCTGATGGTGCAGTTGAAGGGCGCAGGCCATTTTCCATCGTGAAAAAACTACGTCAGGAGGCGATGAGTGAAGCTCAAAACCCTTGAGTACATTGCCCAGTATGGCGAGGCAACGTATCCAATGCTGCGTAGCAATTGCGGTGCCCATGAGAATGAGGTACGCAAATTGTTTTTGAATGGCACGCTGGTGCGCCGCCAAGTCACCCCAGAACCCAACAGTAGCCGGATTGTGTGGGCTTACCGTCTGCCAGACCAACCGGAGGACTTGCCTACTTACCCAAAGCTGGAGCGCGATCCAATCTCCAACCGGCCAGTCAAGAAAGCCAGAGTTCGCACGAAAAAAGAACGGGTTGAACCCGATTATTCAATTATTTTGAGGACACTAGGATGCTAACGATTCCATATCATTCCCGCGCTATCCCCACGATTCGTATGGGCGATCCGCGCTTTGTGTATGTTCCAGCCGCCGCGACAGATGTGACGCGGATTTGGCGTAAGTATGGGTGGGTGCCGAAATATGAAGTACGGAATCCTTGATGACGAAGGCAA